CGGCTCGCCGCTCCGGCCATCTCCCCCGGAACCGAGCAGGAGCCCCCATGCCCCATCCCAGTTTCGACGAGACCGAGTATCAGGCCGGCCGCAGGGCGTTCCACGACGGCGTGTCGCTCCGCGATCTCGCCGAGCGCATGGCCGGCGTCGACGGCGCCGAGGCCGAGGCGAAAGCGATGAGCCACGCGCTCGGCTACGCCGACGCCGCGCTCGACTGCCTGCGCCGCGCGTCGGGCGTCGCGACCAACCTGTCCGGCAGCTGATCATGACCGACGGCACCCCCGGAGACACTCCCTTGGCCGAGGAGCCGATCGGCATCCCGGGCGAGCTGCACCGCGTGGCCCAGGGCATCATCGCCGCCCGCGACGCGCGGATCGCGGTGCTGGAGGCCGAGGTGGCCGGGCTGAAGGTCCGGCTCGCCGAGGCGCAAGCGAGCCTTTACTTCATGGCTGACCCGAGGCCGTGCATGACGGGGGAGAAGCTCGCCGAGGCGCAGGCGGCGCTGCGCGGCGCGGAGGATGGCCGGTCATGAGCTTCGCCACCCTTGCCGACGTGCTGGCCCGCTATCCGTCCGAGGCGACCATCCTGGCCGCCGACGAGACGACACGGCAGCGCGACGACGGGCGCATCAACGCGGGGCTCGACGACGCGACGGCCGAGGTGCGGGCGATCCTGGCGGCGCGCTACACCCGCGACGAGCTCGCCCGCATCGACGACGACAGCCGCGCCACGCTGCGGCTCTACACGATCGACATCGCGCTCTATCGCGTGGCGCTGTCGTTCGGGCGCTCGAACGAGCGGATCAAGGAGCGTTACGACGTCGCCATCCAGCGCCTCGCCGCGATCGCGGCCGGCAAGGCGGCGCTCACCTTCGACGGCCCGGGCGGCGGCGGCACCGGCGGCACGGGCGAGCCGGAAGGGAGCGTGTCGCCCAACGAGGCGATCGTCGTCGCCAACGAGCGCCTGTTCACACGCGACCGCTTGCGAGGCTGGTGATGTCGGTCGCGATCATCGTCGACACGTCCGGTCTCGATCAGCTGAATGCGCTGACCTCGCGCCTCTCCGGCGCCGAGACCGAGGAGCTGATGACCGAGATCGGCGGCATCCTCGAAGCCTCGACGCGCGAGCGGATCAGCGAGACCAAGACGTCGCCGGACGGCGCGGCCTGGGCGCCCAACCGGGCCGGCACCTCGATCCTGCTGGAGAGCGGCCGGCACCTGCTCGACTCGATCGCCTTCATCGCCGGCGCCGACCAGGTCGAGGTCGGCTCGTCCTGGGAGTACGCCCACGTCCACCAGGACGGCGCGACCATCACGCCGAAGACGGCCCGGCGCCTGGTCTTCAAGGTCGGCGGCAAGACCGTGTTCGCCAGGAGCGTGACGATCCCGGCGCGGCCCTTCGTCGGCTTCTCGGCCGAGGACCGCGAGAAGGTCGAGCGCCTCGCGACCGACTGGCTCGGCCGCCTCGCCGGCGTGGGAGGCGGCGCATGATCGGTCCCGCCACCATCGCGGAGCGGCTCGCGGCGTCGCGCCTGGTCGGCTTCCTGCCAGCCGTCGAAGCCGCTTTGAAGCCGCTGTTTCCCGGCGTCACGGTGCGGTCGCATCCGGGCCGGATCGACGTCTCCGATCTGATCGAGAAGGACATCTTCCTGGCCCCCATGATCGCCGTGGCGCTCACCCGCTGGCGCGGCCCGGTCGGGGTCGGCGGCGACTGGCGGCTCGGCCTCGAATGCGCCGCCTATGTGGTGACCGAGGACATGGCGAGCGACGGGCGCGTGACGCCGCGCCAAGAAGTCGCCTTCGCGCTGTCGCACGGGATCCTCGACGTGCTGGCCGACTTCACGACGTCGCGCTGGGGGCTCCAGTCGATCACGTCGCCCGAGGACGCCGAGGCGCGGCCGCTGTTCACGTCCGAGACCTTCGCCAAGGGCTCGGCCTTCTACGCCGTCACCTGGAAGCAGTCGCTGATCGGGCTCGGGCCCGACCCGCTCGCCCGCGTGCTGGTGAGCGACGTCGAGGCCGTGCTCGACGGCGCCGCGGAGCCGGTCGACGAGGGAGGTCCGGTGTGAGCGACCCCTATGTCAGCCGGCTCGAGAAGTATCTTCGGACCCTCGAAGCGCGTCTGGTCGAGATCGACCAGCGCGTCGCCCGCATCGTGCTGTCCGGCAAGGTGACCGAGGTGCGGGAGCAGAACGACGACTGGCAGGTCCGCACCGAGCTGGGCAAGGATCCGGCGACCGGCGAGGTGGTGAAAAGCCCGTGGGTGCCGGTGCAGCCGGTCGCCTCGGGCGATCTGAAGATCAAGGCGAAGCCGGTGGTCGGCGAGCGCATGATGGTGCTGTCGCCCTCCGGCGTGCTCGGCACCGGCTCGTGGGCGATCCGCGGCCCGTTCGACGAGGATCACCCGGCCCCGAAGGGCAGCGAGGATCTGATCATCGAGCGCGGCGACACCCGCATCGTGCTCGACGACAAGACCATCACGATCAAGGCGCCCCAGAAGGTCGTGGCCGAGTCCGGCGGCAGCGAGCTGGAGCTGAAGCCCGGCCACGCGAACGTGAAGGGCGAGAAGGTCCACACAGTGGGCCGCACCCACCTGGCCGTCCAGTCGAAGGACGAGGAAGGCAAGAAGAAGCTGGTGGTCGAGGGGCTTCTCGACCAGCCGCGCGTGAAGGTGACGGAGCTGGACCTGGAGCCGGATCCCGGTGCCGCCGCCATGGCGGCGGCGATCGCGGCGGCCGGCTCGGGCGGCGGTGGCGGTGGCGAGGGCTGAGAGCAGGAGCAAGCGATGAGCAGCACGACGACGAACGACACGGTGCAGTACCGGATCACGACGCCGCGGCCGATCGGCGGGCGCATGCGCAGGGTCGGCGAGGTGGTCGCCCTGACGCCGCGTGAGGCCGAGGCCGAGCTGCCCTGGGGCGGGCTCGAGTTGGAGGTCGCGGGCACGGCGGCGCCGGCGCAGGCCGGACCGGTCGCCCTGGAAGCCGCAGCGGCATCGTCCCCGGCTGCCCCGACGGACGGGCCCGGTCGCAAACGGACCTCGAAGGCGATCTGAGATGGTCGAGCGGACGTTGCGCACGGGTGTCGAGCGCGGGACCGGACGCATGCTGCGCGGCCGCGCCCACGCCGAGCAGTCGGTGCGCATCATCTTCTCGACCTTCCTCGGCACCGAGCTGATGCGGCTCGACTTCGGGTCCGATCTCAGAGCGCTACGCGGCGAGAACCTCACCGCCGTCAACGTGCTTCGTGCCTATGCGGCACTGGTCCACGCCGTGCACACCCAAGAGCCGAACATCCGCTTCACCAAGATCCAGCCGTCGCTCGCCAACGGCCGCGACGGTGCCATCGCCTTCGTCCTGTCGTACCTGCACTTCCCGTACGGGCATCTCGGTGATTACTCGGTGAGCGAGGCGGCCGACATGCGGGTGCCGGTGACGGCGCTCGCGCGGGGCACGGGGGCCGTGTCATGATCCCTCTCGACGCTTGGCGTCTGCCTCATCCGGTCGTCGTCCGCGAACTCGACTTCGAAGCCCGGCTCGCTGCCCGGCTGGCACAGGTCGCGGCGGAGTGGGAAGAACTCCGCGCAGAACATCCCGAGCTGCCGCCGCTCGACGCGATCAACCTCACGTCCGATCCCGGCAACAAGCTCCTGCGCAATGCCGCGTTCGGCGACCTCTTGTTCGTCGCCGAGCTGAACGACACGGCTCGCGTCGTGCGGGTCGCTGACTTCGCGTCCGGCTCGGACCTCGACCTGCATGCCCGCGAGGTCGGATTGGAGCGCGCCGAGGGCGAGCTCGACGCGCGCCTGCTCGATCGCATCAAGACACGCCGGCGCGGCTCTTCGGCTGCCGGGCCGGATTACTGGTACGAATGGCACGCCATGACGGCCTCGACCCGCGTCGCCGAGGTGGCGATCGCCGAGCGCGGCGGGGGACTGATCGACGCGGTGGTCCGGTCGACCGACAATGGCGGGGTGCCCGACCAGGCGCTGCTCGACACGGTCGCGGCGGTGCTGACCTCGCGGGCGGTGCGGCCGCGCTGCATCCGCCTGCGCGTCGTCGCACCGGTGGTGCGCCCGGTCGCGATCGCGGCCGAGGTGACGCTGCGGCCCGAGGCGCTCGACGAAGTCTTCGTCCAGGCGCGTGATGCCTTTCCTGCGGCGTTTGCGGCCGACAGCAAGCTCGGTCGCGACCTCACCATCGACTGGATCAAGGGCCAGCTGATGCCGGCCGGAACCTACGCCGTGGCGGTGACGTCGCCGCCGGCCGACGTGATCGTCGCTCCCGACGAGCTGATCGTCGCGTCCGCGATCGACATCACGCTCGCCCCCGGGAGGGCGTCGTGAGCCTGGTCGCCGAGCAACTCACCGGCAACGATCCGTACGAGCGGACGATGGCGCGCGCCCTGGCGACGCGCGACCGTCTCGCCGTGGAGATCCCGCGGCTCGGCACCATCGGGGTGACCGAGTTCCCGGACGACTGGCTGCCCTGGCTGGTGATCCATTACGGGCTCGAAGAGATCGCGCCCTATGTGGGTGACCTCTTGCGCACCCTGAAGGAGGGTCGTTCCTGGCAGCGGATCGTCGGTACGCCGGCCGCCACCGAGGATTTCGTGCTCGCCTGGCTCGGCGTCGAGGGCCTCGACGTGCCGGACGGCTACGGCGGAGCCGGCGCTGTCGAGGAGGAGCGCGTCGACGACGTCAAATGGTACGTCTATCAGCTCGCTCTGACCGGTCCGGTCGCCCTTCCGACGGTGCGTCGCCTGGTCGCCGCCGACCGGCTGTCGCACAACGCCGGGACCGAGCTGCGCCGCATCTACGGCGGCTACGACATTCGCCCGATGCGTCTCGACGGCGTCCGTCTCGACGGCGGCATGCTCGACGACTGGTCGGGCATCCATCTCCCCGGCATCGAGCCGAAGGTCTCGTTCGGCAGCTGGCACGGCGCCGTCGTCGACGTCGGCCCCGCCGTGCTCGCCGGATCGATCGACTGGCACGTCGCGACGGCGCGGTTCGAGGAAGGCTTCATCCTCGATCGTTCCATCCTCGAAAACGAGAAGATCGAGCCGACGGTCGTGCGGATCGAGCAATCGTCGATCACGGAGACGATCGCTCTGTCCCGGCCGGCCCCCATGCCGTGGCCACCGTTTCCGTGGCCGGCCGTCGCGTGGAGCGACGTGGATTCGTTCGTGATCGGAGGTCCCGATGGCAATGCTGGTTAACCGCGGCCGCGCCGGTCTGGCCGCGGCCTTGAAGGACCGCGCGATCCACATCGCCTGGGGCCGCGGGATGGCGTGGTGGGGCTCCACCGCGATCGTGCAGAGGACGTTCGGGGGAACCCCGCAGCGGATCACGCTCGACCACGCGCCGATCACCTCGGTCGTGGTGCGCGACCAGGCGGGGTCTCAGGTGTACGCGGCCGGCGACGACTACACCTACGACCTCCAGTCCGGGATCGTCTCACGGGTCAACAGCGGCCAGATCCCGGCCGGCGCCACGGTTCAGGTGGAGGCCGTCTACGGCACCCCGAGCGTCACGGCCGACGATACCGCTTTGGTCGACGAGGTCGGTCGCCGCGTCGCCTCGTCGGTCGAGTTCGTCGTCCCGGATCCCGACGGGAGCATCGTCACGCCGGGCGGCCAGCGGTGGACCGCCTCGACCGAGGCGACGCGCTACCTCTTCGTCTCGGTGCTGTTCGATTTCCTGGAGGCGGCCGACGAGATCATCCGCGAGGTCGGTCTGTTCGTCGACACCGTCCGGGGCGCCGGCGTGCCGGTCGGTCGCGCCTACCTGGTCCCCGCGGACGTCGCGACGCCCGGCTACCTGATGATGATCGACCGGCCGCCGGCACTCCAACGCTCACCGAGCGATCGGAAGGGCTACTCCTACGTCATGGTGATCTGAGATGCCGACCGATCCCCGCACGACCCTGCCCACCTACATCAACACCTTCGACCGCGCGAAGGGATTCCAGGCGCTGGCGTTCCATTACGACCGCTTTCTGCTCGGTCACGAACTCAACGTCGCACAGGACATCGAGCGCGACCGGGTGCGCGCGATCGGAGACGCCTTCTGGCGCGACGGAACGCTGATCTCGGGCGGCAAGATCGTCCTCGGCCCGATCGTCGCCAACACCGTGGAGGCGCGGCTCGACGCCGCGAAGGTCTATATCCGCGGCTCGATCCACGACATCGACGCCCGGGTGTTCATCATTCCGGCGGTCGGCGTCGTGTTCGTCGGGATCAGGCTGCGAACCTACACGGTCACGAACGAGGATGACCCGACCCTGAAGGGGCTCGCGCCGTCGACCCGGGCGCAGGGCGAGCCCGGCGCGTCGGCCCTGGTGATGAAGGGAAAGTGGGGCTGGAACGGCGACGGCGAGGACGGCGACTTCTTCCCGATCTACACGATCCGGGACGGCGTGCTCGACACCGACACGCCGACGATCGACGACTCGTGGCTGAACCTGCTGGCGCGTTACGACCGCGAAGCTCACGGCGGCTATGTGGTCGAGGGTTTCCGGGTGCAGGCGCTCGGCTTCGACGGCACCCACCAGACCTTCACGGTCTCGGAAGGCACGATCAACGTGTGGGGCTTCAAGCGGACGCGCCCGGCGGCATTCCGCATGCGCATCCCGGAGGAGCCGGAGATCCAGCTGATCGACGACGAGCCGCATGCTGTCGGTTCCGGCGAGCAGACGATCGCGGTGCGGTTCGCGCCGATCGCCGAGGTGGTCGAAGTGACCATCATCGCCGAGAAGACGGTGACGCTCACGCACGGCGCCTACAGCGGCGTGTCGGACGCGCTGCCGGATCCCACCGTCCTGTCCATCTCGGAGGTGAAGCAGGGCTCGACCACCTACGCCGCGACCACCGATTATCGCCTCACCGGCGCTGCGGTCGACTGGTCGCCCGGCGGTGCCGAGCCGGCGCCCGGGTCGACCTACACGATCAAGTACCGCTATCTCGCCTCGGCGACCCCGACCGCCGTGACGGCGACGACGTTCAAGATCACGGGCGCTGCGGACGGCACCGTCTGCTACGTGAAGTATCGGATGAAGCTGCCCCGATACGACGCCATCGTGGTCGACCAGGCCGGCACGATCTCGTATCTGAAGGGGATCAGCTCGCTCTATGCGGCGCAACCGCTGCAGGTCGCCGCGACGCTGGTGAAGCTCGCCGACGTGAGGAACAACTGGGGCGGGACGCCGGCCGTCACCCAGGTCGGCACCATCCGGATGCCGTTCGCCGATCTGCGTGATCTCGAATCGATGGTCGGCGACCTCTATGCGCTGGTCGCCGAGGAGCGGCTGCAGCGCGACGTCGATCGCAAGGAGGTCTCGTCGAAGCGCGGCGTGTTCGTCGATCCGTTCCTCGACGACGACATGCGCGACCAGGGCGTTCCGCAGACCGGTGCCATCTTCGGCGGGTTCCTCTGGTTGCCGATCACGCCGACCGTCACGACGCTGCCGCTCGCCGCCGTGTCGCTCGGGGGAACCGACGAGTTCCTGTTCCAGCAGAGCCTGATCACCGGCGAGACGCGGATCAATCCCTACGCGGTGTTCGGGCGTCCGGCGACCGACGTGACGCTCGACCCCTCGGTCGACCTCTGGACCGAGGTCATCGACCTCTGGACCTCGATCACCACGGCGCGCAACGTCCAGACGCACGGCTGGACCGAGGGCGGCACCCTGGTCGGGCAGTCCACCGAGGTCACCGAGCGGATCCTGTCGACGACCGAAAAGCTCGAGACGATCCGGTCGCGCCAGGTCGAGTTCACGGTCCGGAAGTGGGGGCCGCACGAGCTGCTGACCAAGGTCACCTTCGACGACATCGTCGTGACGCCGACCGGGACGATCCGGGCCGACGAGACCGGCACGGTCCGGTCGAGCTTCACGATCCCGGCCGGCGTGCCGTGCGGCGTCAAGCACGTCGCTTTCGAAGGGCTCGGCGGATCGAGCGCGAACGCGCTCTACACGGCCTATGGCTGGAAGACGACGGTCAGCCACGAGCGCACGACGCTCACGATCAATTACTGGTCCAGCCCCGATCCGGTAGCGCAGACCTATCGCCTCGCCGAGCCGCGCCAGATCGACGGCGTCGACATCAAGGTGACGAAGGTCGGCGATCCCACCAAGCCCGTGCGGGTCCAGCTCCGCGAGGTCGAGCTCGGCATGCCGACCGAGAAGGTCGTGGCCGAGGCGCTCCTCGACATGCGCACCGTCACCGTGGTGGACGTCCTGTCGACCAATCCCCGTCAGGAGAGCGATTGGACCACGGTGCGGTTCGAGACGCCGGTGACCGAGCGAGAGGATCGCAGCTACGCGGTCACGCTGCTGACCGCCGACCCGCTGCATTCGGTCGCCATCGCCGATCTCGGCGGGTTCGATCAGCTCTCCGGGTGGGTCACGTCCAACGCCTTCCCGAACGGCACCTTCGTGGACGGTCAGGACGGCCGGACCTGGCTCGCGAAGCCGGGTCGCTCGCTCGTCTTCCGCCTGCGCGGCAAGAAATACGCCCCGACGACGCTCACCGTCGAGGCCGGCACGATGACGGTGACCAACTGCACCGACCTGTTGCCGCTGCTCGCTTACGAGCGCCCCGAGCATACGGCGATCGAGATCGAGTTCGAGACCCCGGACGGCGCCAAATACGTGACCGGCCCGGCCGTCAATGTCGAGCTTCCTTCCGCCGTGACCGGCGACGTCAAGGTCCGCCTCCGCCTCATCGGTACGGCGGCGCTGTCGCCCTTGCTGATGCCGTACATTCAGGTGGTCGCCGGCGCCCTCCAGGCGACCGGTGACTATGTCGGCCGGGCCTTCCCGTGCGGCACCGACGGGAAGATCCGAGCCATCATGGACGTCTATCTCCCCTCGACGGCGACCGCCGGGATGTCGGCGCAGACCGGGATCAGCGGCGGCTCCCCGGTGTGGACCCCGATGTCGCTCGAACGGGCGACGCCGCTCGGCGACGGGTGGGAGGAACGCCAGTACGTGCTCGACCACATCTCGATCGCCGAGACGCGTGTGAAGGCGGTGTTGACCGGGGGCCCCGGCGCCCGCGCGCGAGGACGTGGCTTGCGCGCCGTCGCGGTCCCGTCGACCACCGGAGCGTAGGCGATGATCGACGCCAGCACGCCGCGCAGAGGCTATCCGCTGCCGCACGAGCAGAACGTCGCGTTCGAGGACGCCAAGCGGCTCAAGACGGCGCTCGGCAGGATCGACGAGGACATGCAGGCGGCGCTCGACCGAGAGCCGCCTGCAGCCTCCGAGACCGCCGCCGGGCGCGTGCGGCTCGCGACCGCGGCCGAGATGACGGCCGGCATGGACGCGCATGCTGTGCCCGCCGTGGCCCGCGTCGCGGCCTTCGTCGCGCAGAGGATCGCCGATCTGGTCGGCACGGCGCCGGCCGCGTTGGACACCATCGTCGAGATCGCGGAAGCGCTGAAGGACAACCCGGCCGTGATCGACGCGCTGCAAGCCGCGATCGCCACCAAGGCCGACGCCTCGGCCGTCGTGAACAAGGCCGGCGGCCAGATCCTCACCGGCGGGTTCGCGGCGGTCAGCTTCGACGCCGGGACGAAGTCGAGCGGCACGTTCACGCCCGACGTTGCGCTCGGCAACATTCAACGCGTCGCCAACGGTGGGGCTCACGCACTCGCCCCTCCGGCCGGAGATTGCTCGATGTGGCTCCGCTACACGAACGTCGCCGGGGCCGGCGCTCTGACGACGGCCGGGTTCAGCCTGACGACCGGGAGCTTTTCGACCGCGGTCGGCGCGCGGCACATCGTCTACATCGCCAAGATCGACGGCGACAGTCACGTCCATATCGCGAAGGTTGCCGGATGACCTTCCCGTTCCCGTTCGCCGCCGCGGCGCGGGTCACGCCGGACCCGTTCACCTTCCCGAGCAAGGTCAACGTCGCCGTCAGCACGCCGACGGCCAGCGATGTGATCACGCCGACCGGCTACGACACGGGCATCTTCGCGACCGCCGATAACGGCGCCGAGCTGTCGATCGCCGGCGGGGCGTGGTCGACGCTGCCGCAGCTGATCAGCCCCGGCCAGACCATCCAGGTTCGCGTGACCAGCTCCGGAGGTTGGTCGACCGCCAAGATGAGCACGGTCAGCATCGGCGGCCGGACCGCGACCTTCACTGTCACGACCGGAACCGTGACCGGTGGTGCCTGGGACACGGGATGGACGGCCGGGAGCTGGACCTTCACCACTCCGACCTTCTTCAGTTGGGTCCGTGTTCAGATTTGGGGTCCGGGTGGCGGCGGTGGCGGCGGCGGCTCGGGTTGGTACTCGGGCTACGGCGGTGTCGCAGGTGGAAATGGTGCAGGCGGCGGCGTCGCGCAGTTCAACGGTGGGCCATATGTGACGGGTGGCGGCGGTGGTGGCGGCGGCTACTACACGTCACCGGGCGGCGCAGGCGGGTCTGGCATCGGCAGCGGCGGCGACAGCAACGTGACTGGTGGCGGCGCGGGCGGTGGCTATGGCGGCCCCGGCGGACCGGCCACCGGCGGCGGCTTCGGCGGCTGGAACGCGGGTTCAAGCGGCGGGTACGGCGGAGCCGGCGGTTATCTGGTCAAGACCTATTATTGGGGCCAGCTTGCCCCGTCGACTTCGTGCCCCGTCTATGTGCAGGGCCCCGGTGGCGGTGGTGGGGGAGGCTCCACTGGCGTCTCCGACGGTGGCTGGGGCGGGACCGGCGGGTACGGCCGCGTCTACATTGATTGGGGTTGATGATGATTGAGCACGGATACGCCCTGGTCGGTCCGGCCGGCGTCGAGATCGCCTGGTGGCCGACGATCCCGGATCGCATCGACCTGCCCAGCGCCGGGTTGGTGATCTTGAGCGCGGCCGAGGGGTGGTCCTACGCCGACCACGCCATCGTCGCCCGCGACCGGACGGTTGCCGACCCGCCCGACACCGGGACCGCAACGTTGCCGCTCCTGTCACGGCGCCAGGTGCTGTTCGGCCTGTTCGAGGACGGCTTCATCACGCTCGCGGAGTTCGAGGCAAGCGCGACGGCCGTGCCGGCCTCGATCGCCGCCATCATCGCCGCCGCGCCGGGCTTCGACGACGCCTCGAAGGCGCGCGAAAAGGTGCGGTTTCTCACGATGGAATACGCCCGGCGCGATCACCCGCTGACCCTGATGCTGCAAGCCAGCCGACCCGGCACAACCGATGCCGAGGTCGACGCCATGTGGCTGCGTTGGGCGGCGCTCTGATCGCCGAGATGTCTCGGGTAACGACGCTACCAGACGAAGTTCTGAGCCTTCGCTTCCTCGCTCGGCTCGGCTCGGGCGAGCTGATCTCGCAGGACCACTAACGCGGGACCGACAGAATGAAGGGCTCGCAGCGCATGGAACTCCGAGTTCGGGAGGAGAAGAGCCTCGGCCAGAGACTCCACGTTGCGAACGACGTTGTTGATCGCTGCGCTGAGCTCATGCGTCATCTCGACCAGGTCGGTCAGACAGGCGAACTCGGATATCACCGTTTTAACGATGGTCGGGGCTGTCGCTGCCGTCGCCTGCTGCACGGCCCTGACGACAGCGTCGAAGTGAGTGGCGAGAGGAACCGGAAGAACAATGCTCGTCATCGCAATCCCGCCGCTGACGCCTGTCAGCGGCCCGACAAATTGGAGTAGCCCCTAATTTCGCGTTCGATTCTGGCTCCCGTCAAGGGGCGTTCGAACGGCTTGCGAAGGGGTTCCGATGGCCGCCCTCACAAAGAACCACGGCGTTCGCTTCATCGACGCCGGCGAGGACGCCCGCACCGTCCAGGTGCCGGACTTTTCCACAATCACCATCGTGGCATCGGCCGACGAGGCTAACCCGGCGACCTTCCCGCTGGAGACCAATGTCCATCTGTACGGCGACGAGGCCGAGCGGATCGCCAAGCTCGGCGACGCTGGCGAGTTGTCGCCGGCGATCGACGACATCCTGGCCGAGGGCGTGAGCCCCAGCATGATCGTTCGCCGGGTCGAGAAGAAGACGACCCGCAACGAGATGCTGGGCTCGGTGATCGGCGATCCGTCCGACCGCACCGGCCTGTGGGGCCTGCTCGACGCGCGCGCCCAGACCAGCGTGCGGCCCGGCCTTATCGTCTGCCCCGGCTTCTGCAACGACAGCCCGATCGGCGCCACCACGGTGGAGATGACCAATCAGGGCTCGGGTTACACCGAGGCGACCGTGACGTTCACGGCCGCTGGCGCCCAGGTGGTGCCGAAGGGCACGGCCGTGATCCAGGGCGGCAAGGTGGTGGGCGTCACGATCGACGACGCCGGCTTCGGCATCCCCAACACCGTCACCATGGCGATCACGGGCGACGGGTCGGGCGCGGCCGGCACGGTCGCGACCGGTCCGGTCGCTAACCCGGTGGCGCTCGCCATGAGCGCGGTCGCCAAGCGGCTGCTCGCCGTCGGCATCTGCGACGCACCGAACCTGTCGCGCACCGAGGCGGCGCTGTGGGCCGAGCGGCTCCGGCGCGACAACGGGCGCTATCTCTACGCCATCGACCCGGCGGTGCGGCGCTTCGCCGTCCTCGACGGCTCCGACGACACGATCCTGACCCGGCCGGCCTCGACCACGGTCGCGGCGCTGTTCGCCAAGCGCGACCGCGAGCGCGGCGGCCCGTACTGGTCGCCGGAGAACCAGACCTCCTCGGCGATCGTCGGGGTGGCGCGGCCGATCAG